TCCTGGAGGTTATGTAGAGCATGTAAATAGAGTTGTTAGATGTGCTCTTAAACAAGATAAATTATGGAATGAAGAAGGTGCTGATATGAGTACTTTCACTGTTGAAGAATTAGTATTCTCTGCTATAAACCATGATTTAGGTAAAATAGGAGATGAAGAAAACGAATCATATATTCCCCAGACTGATAAATGGAGAAGAGAGAAATTAGGGGAAGATTATATGTTTAATAATAAAATCCCATTTGCTTCAGTTCCCGATAGAGGTTTGTTTATGCTTCAATCTCATGATATTAAATATACTTTCAATGAAATGTTAGCTATCCAAACTCACGATGGTTTATATGATGAAGGGAATAAAAAATATTTATTTACATATCTCCCAGAACAAAAACCAAGAACTTCACTTCCATTTATCTTACACCAGGCAGATTTAATGGCGGCTAGGATTGAGTTTGAAAGAGAATGGTTACCTAAATTCAAAGGAGATTTGGCTATCCCAGAAAAGAATTTTACATTAGATAGTAACACGAAGAAAAAATCTAATACTTCTGTAAAATCCAAAGCACTTGGGTCTATCAAAAGTGAAGGTTTAAAAAATATGTTAGATAATCTATGATTACTACAATAATAATTTCAATACTATCAGTTTTAGTTGTTATTTTAGGATACACAACTTTTAATTTACTACGTAAAAATGAAAACGCAGAGGATATCGTAGTAAGTTATCTTATTTACTTAGATAAAATTTCAAAGGTTATAGAAACATCAGATGAAATGCTTAAAAAAATCGATTATAAAGGTTCTTTTCGTTCAGATGATGAAGTAGGTTTTTTCTTCGATCAGATTAAAAAAATTCAAGACATCTTGAATGATTTTAAGTTGAAAAAATCTTAAATATTTCATGGACCATATTATAAAGAAACATAAGAGTAAACCTCAAAAGCGAAGATATTTTACAAAAGCAACAGAAGAAGCAATTGTAAAATATAATAATTCTACTGACGAGGAAGAACGTAGTAGGTTATACGCTGAATTTATACATTGGCCTTTTTATAAACTTACAGAAAATATTATTCATACCTTTAAGTTTTATTATACTGATGGAGTAGATAATTTGGAAGATTTACAACATGAAATAATGGTATTTCTTTTATCTAAAATCCATTTATTTGATCCGAGTAAAGGAGCTAAGGCATATTCATATTATGGTACTATAGTAAAACGTTGGTTAATAGTTTATAACCAAAAAAATTATAAAAAACAAATCAACAATATTCCTATTGCAGACCTTTCAAACTATTCAAATTTAAACACTTCAGATCCTGATTTTATTATCCCAAAACGAATGGATAAAGAAGTTAATAATATAATTGAAAATGAGGATTTTGATAAGAAAGATAAATTAGGAATGCAAGGATACAAATACCAGGATAAATTATCTTGGTTTATGGACCAATATGTAGATTATTGTACTAAACATATATTTGAAATATTCCCTAAAAAATACGATGCTCAAATTGCTGATGCTATTTTAGAGTTATTTAGGAAACGAGATGTTATTGATGTGTTCAATAAAAAAGCACTTTACATTTATATTAGAGAACAAATAGATGTAAAAACTCCAAAAATAACCAAAATAGCTAATGTCTTATATGATATTTTTAAAGAAAAGTATCTATATTATCTAGATCAAGGGTCATTTCCGTCTTAAAAGGTTTATTTAAATATATTTATAACAAAAACTATGGGACAATTAGATTCAGTAGTATTTGGAAATAAAAAATTCTCTGACATTTTAGAGGAAATTTATAACAACCAAAAGAAGAAAGAAACACAAGTAACAGCCCTAATTTCAGAGTTAAAACCTTTAATTAACGAAATAGGTGATGCTACACTTATCGTTCCTTTAATAAAAGAATATATGGAGATAGGTGTAAAAAATGATGAACAATTAATTAAAATGGCAACTATTGTTCAACGTGCATTAAATACAGGACAAAAAGATGATGGTAGTTTTGGTATTTCAGATGAAGAAAAACAACAACTACTTGAAACAATAGAAGATTTGCAGGGTAAAAAGAAAAAATAATGGCTAAACAGGTAACAGGTCTTGCTTCATTATCACCCACCCCCTCAGTTAAATCTTCCCCATCTGGAATATTTGGGGCTAGAGTTCGGTATACTATCTTAGATGATAAAACTGAACCAACTGTATTTAAAGAATTTGGGGAATGGTCCGCTATTGGATCTTTGTTTTTTCAAAAAATAAACAACCCAAACCCATCTCCAAATTTTACTTCAGATAATTTTGCTAAACCTTTATTTCCAAATAATAAAATATTTCCATTAGAAAATGAGGTAGTTTATATATTATCTCTCCCAAATAGTGATATTCAAGGAGATGTAAACAATGTTTCATACTATTATTTTCAACCTGTAAATATATGGAATAGTGTTCATCATAATGCCATCCCAGATCCTATTAATGGTAATTCATTACCACCATCACAACAACAAGATTATGAACAAACTGAGGCAGGTGCTGTAAGAAGAGTAACTGATGGTAGTTCTGAAATTAATTTAGGAGATACATTTGTAGAAAAATTAGATATAAAAAATCTTCAACCATTTGAAGGTGATATATTTTATGAAGGTAGATGGGGACAAAGTTTAAGATTTGGTTCAACTGTTAATAATTCTCCAATATCAAACCCATGGTCTAGAACAGGACAAAATGGAGATCCGTTAACCATTTTAAGAAATTCACAATATGATGATGGTAAAGATGCTTGGATACCTCAAGTAGAAGATATTAACAAAGAAGGTTCTTCAATTTATATGACTTCAACACAGGCTATTCCTATTGAAGTTTCAAGTAAATCTTATAAATCATATAAAACAGCCCCTACATCACCTGATAAATTTGCAGGTGAACAAATTATTCTAAATTCAGGTAGGTTATTATTTAATACTAAAGAGGATTCAATTTTAATGAGTTCTAAAAAAAGTATTAATTTAAATGCTGTAAATGATGTTAATATTGATGCCCCTAAAACAGTAATACAATCTAATGAAGTATTATTAGGTGATAAAAATGCTTTTGAACCCGTTATTTTAGGTAATAAATTTTTAACAGATTTAAATAAATTACTTACCCAAGTAATAGCATTAGGTACAGCTTTACAAACCCCTATAGGAACTCCAATCCCATTTATTCCAAACGCTTCAATACCAATACCAGCAGTTAATGTAACTCAAATTGCTATTGAGATGTTAAATAAAATTGAGACCTATAAATCCAAGATAAGTAAAACTAAGTAATGTCATTTGATAAACTCATAATAACTAGTATGTCAGGTGTCGCTAAAAATGGCATTAAAATGGATTTGGCTGTAGCTACCCTTAAAGATAAGGTAATAGATACTACAGCTACTCAAATAGAAAATCAAGTTCCAATTGAATTACCATTTGATACTAGGGGGATTTTATTAGGTGGTAATTTACCTACAAATTTTCTTACACCCGAAGTTAAAAATACTGCTCAAGATTTATCACCTACAATTACAGAACCACAAAGAATTCAAATTACACAAACTTTAGATAGAATTGAAAATTCTTTAAATTCAGTTATACAAACAAAAAATACACTATCAGGTACTTTAAATTCTATTACTGCACCTTTAAATACTGTACAAACTTTAGGAAATACCTTAAGTGGGGTGATAACTGGGATTAAAACAGGTGTTACTGTAATTAAAGCAATTCCTATTCCTTTAGGTGCACCTTTAGGTGTAGGTGTTCCTGCTAATGTTGTAACTGGGTTTGCTGATGCTTTAGATACTTTAGGTAAGGTATTAGATAAAATTGAAGGCCCTTTAAAAATAATTCCTGATGCTATTAGTCAAATTAATAATATATTAATTCCTATAGTTAATAATTTAAATTCATTTGATCCTATATTTGATAAAACTATAAAAATTATAGCCTTTATTAGATTATTATTACAACCACCTCCAGTTTTTCAATCTGATATAGATTTAACTTTATCAGACATTACAAGTGGTATTCAAGAATCTTTAGCTGTAACCGCCGGACCAGAATTATCATCTTCAAATCCTGAAGAAAATGATGTTGTAAATAATTCTTTATTGTTTTTACTTGAAAATAATAAACTTTTTTATAGAGGATTTAAATTAACCCTTGAGTTTGATCCAAATAATACCCTTAGTTTCCCTGCTAGAAGAATTAAAGCAACAAGAACAATTAGTGCTGATAATGCTTCTAACCAAACAGGTGAAGCAATTCCAGTTACATTATATTCAGCTCCACCTGATCAAGGTTCAGGAGTAGTAAATACATCAAGTCCATATTCATTTTCAACTTCAATTCAAGTATTAGTTGATGAAACTAAATTTAATATAGATCAATATTTATTAGAATTTACAGGTCCTCCTCCTGTAGAAGAAATCCCATCAGCTACTCCTTTAACCCCAGCACAAATATTAGAAAATGCTGTAAATCAAGCACGACAAAGTCTAATAGATAGAGGATTTACTGAAAAAGAAGCTCGATGGATACAAGAAAAATCGGGTTTACTTGTACAAAATGTTATTCAACAAATAGATAATGGTTTAACCCCAGAAGGATTTTTTAAACAAATATTAATAAATAAAGGACTTAATGAAGATTTTGTTACTTATTTATTATCACCTTCAGGTTCTACTGCGTTTACGTGGGTAGAATATACAGAAACATTACCTTCTCCTTTAACATTTACAAGTATTAAACAACTAATTCAAATAGCTGTTATACAATTTAAACTTGACTCTAATGTAGCACTTAGTTTTTTCCTATAATTTTAAAACTTTTTAAAAAAATTAATTAATCTAATATTTATAAATATGAAATCTACAGAACTAAAAAAAATGATTAAAGATGCTGTTAAAGAAGCAATCCAAGAAGAAATAAAAGATATTCTTTTGGAAGCTGTTCGTGCACCTAAAGGTTCATCTGTAGCCGTTGTACAAGAATCAGTTAACCCAACAGCAAA